TTTGAGAATATGAAAATTCGCCACTACGGATATGATTTTGCTAAACTACAAGAAGTAATTACTAGTATGGTTGAGGCACTTCCGCTAACAGTTGAGTCAATGAATAAGTTTAAACAGACTCAATTGAATGAAGAAAAAGCACTTGAGTTTGCTAAGAAAGCTTTGGAAGTACGTTTTGGTGAAGAACAAGCTCAAAATATTACTATTAATTTGAGAGATTTGATTGAACCAACTCGAACTGAAGATAGTGGTAATGATTTATGGAGTATTTTTAATGTGGTTCAAGAGAAATTGGTTCATGGAATGTTTAATTATCAAGCAGGAACTAAAATGAGAAAAGCTCGTAAAATCAAGAATTTCCGCCAGGATATTGAATTGAATGCTAAATTGTATGAACTAGCAAATGAGTATGTAACTGTAAACTAACACGCCGCCCAGATAGAGGATTGAGTCGACTTAGGTCGACTCTCTCTGTATTTATTATCACACACAAATTAAAACACACATGAACAAATTCAAACAATGGGTAACACAGTTACTCCAAGACGAGCGCGGAGCCGCTAGCGTTAAACCTGTAATTGCTATATTAGGAGCATTATTCTTAAGTGTAACTATGGCAGTTAATTCATTCTCACATTCAGATTTTGCTCCAGCTGATAACTTAGTTGATGCAGTAATGATTATTACTTGCTTAGGTATGGGCGCTGATAGTTTGGATAAATTTAGTTTAAAGCGCAGTAAACCAACTGAAGATGAGCCTACAGCGTGATTAACGATTAAATATTATAGTTGGGTAAAGCCGGGTTAAGCCCGGCTTCCTTTTTCAACAAATAGTTTGGCCTCATGAGAAAACGATGTTATATTTAGATGTAATTAATTAGATATGGTATTAAAACATATAAATGAATTAAAAACAGTTTTAACTAATGAGTTAAAAACAACAGACTTAAATGAGAAAGCTTTAAATGAGATATGGAATGTATTACATTCACCGTTGAATCAAGAGCATAAAGTAACTAAAGAACATTTAGTTAACTATTATACAACTTGTTTAAGATTTGAAAATTTAAAAGATTAATATGCTCAGATGGCGGAAGCGAGACTAATGCATTAGTCCGATAGTAGACGCTAAGGTTTCGAGTCAGTAATGACATGGGGGTGCAAGTCCTTCTCTGAGTACAATGAGTAAGAGATACTCACTGGTCTTTGGTCTAAGTTCCTTAATAATAGACCCGTTTAATCAGGACAACGGAATGCCTGTTCGTAGGGCTAAAGGCGGCAATCACACCTCCTCCTACGTAGTGTGACTTTTTCAACGGGGATGCCCTTCAGGTTTCATCAATAGGAAAAAACCGAAATGACTACTCACCGTAATCTCAGGTGGGGAATTTGCGCTCTTAGCTCATTCGGTTAGAGCAACTGACTCATAATCAGTAGGTGCCTGGTTCGATCCCAGGAGGGCGCACTATGATTTATATTTTAATTATTAATGTAATTCTAGATTTTTATCTTGGTTTTGAAATTTTAAAACATAGACAAGAAATATCTAGATTAAAAAATGAGGTAGATAATTTAAAGCCAAAAGGTACAAAACAAATTATCAAAGGGTGACATTTGTCACCTCTTCCTCTTCTATATATGTATATACATGGATTTAAAAAAATTCTTTAACTTATTTGACTCTGAAGAGCCTGAGAATGAACCTGTAATTGTTAATGAACAGTTAGCAGAACATCCTTATATCTACATGGGTTTATTTAAGAAACTAATCCTAAATTATGAAACATTCAGTACACAATTATTTAATTTCATGCGTAGTACTGAGGATGATTTAGATGTAGATAAACTCGAAAAAGCCGGCGTTCATATGGTTTATTGGCGAGCATATCATCATATTGAGAAAATTGATTTAACCCAAGATTTCCACGTAGATACCATACGAGCATATGCTGATGATAACTTTATCAAAGCATTAGACATGTGTCTTCATTATTATGAGGATATAGAAGAATATGAAAAATGTGCGTTTTTAAAACAAATATCAGACATTGTAAACCTCTCTTAAAGATAGCTTGGCCTACGCAACTCTTATTCATACTATATAACTACGGGTTTTGAAGCAATTTAAAACGTAGTTAGAAACAGAATGTAACAAGGTAACAGATGTAGCCACGGGGTTACGGATAGTACTACTTAAATAATAAATTATGAAAAACAGAAACAACGTATTACACCAATTAGATAAAATTGATGGTATCACTAATCAATTAAACTTTATTGTTAAAACTCAACAGCCGATTGAAGAATATACTAAACTTTTAGATACACTGAGAGAAGTAGTAGATCAAACTCGTTCATTTGTTGAAAACGAACCTCAATCATATAATAACTAAGATGAAGTTAACAGCAGAACAAATCCAAGATAACTGGATTGATTTAGAAGAAACAATTAAATCATATATCAGTGAACCACGTCGTTCACAGTTACTTGATTTTTACTCTAACTACTCAGAACGTCTTATGTTAATGCCAGCGGCTCATAAGAAAGAATATCATAATGCTTTCCCAGGTGGTTACGTAGATCACGTGTTACGAGTAGTTGATTGTGCTCTTAAATTAAATGATGTATGGGTTGAAATGGGAGTAGACGCTTCCACTTATACTAAAGAAGAATTAGTATTTGCAGCTTTAAATCATGACTTAGGTAAAATGGGTGATGAAACTCATGATGCTTATATTCCTCAGGATGACCAATGGAGACGAGATAAACTAGGTGAAGACTATAAGTTCAACGATCGTTTAGAGTTCATGTCAGTACCAGATCGTAGTTTACATTTACTACTTTCTAATGGCATCTCAGTATCTAAAAACGAGTGGTTAGCAATTAAATTACATGATGGTTTATATGATGATGCTAATAAGCCTTATCTAATGTCTTGGTCGCCAGAAACTAAACCTCGTACCTCATTGATTTACATTATTCATCAGGCTGACTTAATGGCTGCTCGTATTGAGTTTGAACGTGAATGGAATCCTAAATTAAAAGGTGAAATTAAAAAGAAAGTTGATAACTTTAAAGTAACTGAAAAGAAACCAACAATTAAAACTAAAGCATTAGGATCAGTTAAAAGTGAAGGCCTAATGAATTTATTAGATAACTTATGATAATATTAACAGTAATATTAGGTTTAATGGTCGTGATCTTAGGATACACGACCTTTAATCTTCTTAGAAAACTTGAGAAACAAGAAGATGCTATAAATAACCAAGCTTCAATTCTAGTATCTTATATGTCTTACCTTAATAAGATTTCAGATATAATTGAATTTTCAGATAAGAAATTAAAAGAAGTAGACCATAAAGAGTCATTTAAATCAGATGATGAAGTAGGTTTTTTCTTTGAAGAAATTAAACAAATACAAAGTACCTTAAATCAATTTAAAGTAAAAAATCTATGACCGTAGTGAAAGAAAAAAAGAATACTCAATATTTTACTCAAGATACAGAGGATGCTATTGTATTATATAATCATACATTAGATCAAACAGAACGAGATATATTATATAGAACTCGTATTCATTACCCATTTTTTAAATTAACAGAAAATATTATCCATACCTTTAAATTTTATTATACAGAGGTAGATAATATTGAAGATTTACAACATGAGGTGATTACGTTTTTATTAACTAAATTACATTTATTTGACCCAAGTAAAGGTGCTAAAGCATATTCATATTTTGGAACAATTGCTAAACGTTACTTGATTAATAGTAATAATAAAAACTATAAAAAACGAATTGAAAAAGCACCAGTTAGTGAAATTGAATCTAATGAATCATTCTCATATCGAATAGATGAAGGTTCTGAAAGTGATAAATTAATTCATTTTATAGATCAGTATGTAGAGTACTGTACCGAAAATATTGACACTTTATTTCCTAAAAAAGTAGATTCACAAATCGCAGATGCTATTTTAGAGTTATTCCGTAAACGTGAGAGTATAGACATCTTTAATAAAAAGGCGCTGTATATATACATTCGTGAGATTATTGACGCTAAAACCCCTAAAATCACTAAGATAGCCGATAGATTATATGATATATTTAAACAGCATTATTACTACTATTTAGAAAACGGACATACAAATTTCTAATGTCCATATTTATAGAAAATAAATATTATGGAAGGTTTAGATAATATAGTATTTGGTGGTAAGAAATTCTCTGATATTTTAGAAGAAATATATAACAACCAAAAGAAAAAAGATAAACAAATATCTGCTTTAATAGCAGAATTAAAACCTCTTGTACAGGAAATAGGTGATGCTACTTTAATTGTTCCTTTAATTAAAGAATACTTAGAAATAAGTGTTAAAAATGATGAACAGTTAATTAAAATGGCCACTATTATCCAACGTATAGCTAATAACACATCATCTAATTCAGATGGTGGATTTGGTATTTCTGAAGAAGAAAAAGCACAATTGTTAGCTGAGTTAGATAAATTTAAAGGAGAATAACATGCCTGATATTAGATTTGGAGAAGCTGGATTTGCAAGATCTAATAGTGATCCATCATACACTACAAATGCTTCAAGACGTACAGTACTCCCAGCTAGAGTATTAGATATCATTTTAGATGATAGTCATCCTAAATTTAAAGATTATGGTGAATGGAATAGTATTGGATTAATATTTTACTCAACAGATCTAACAAATACTTTCCCACCTAACTATATAGCATCATCTAATTCAAACATTAACGCTGCGGCTATAGCATACCCATTATATGCTAATATTAAAAATTATCCATTAAAAAATGAGATAATTTATTTACTGAATTTACCTAGTAATGAGTTATTAGAGAATCCACTTCAAACAATTCCATATTATTTACCACCAATTAATATATGGAATAGTACACATCATAATGGTATTCCAACAGCTGAACAATTTACTAATCAAAGTGTAACAAATGATTATCAGAATACTGAAACTGGAAACTTTCGTAGAGTTACAGATAATAGTACTGATGTTGATTTAGGTAAAACATTTAAGGAAAATCCAAATGTGTCTCCATTATTACCCTATGAGGGTGATATAATATACGAGGGTAGATGGGGTAATTCAATTAGATTAGGTTCAACAGTTAATAACTCATTTGTTAAAAATAATTGGTCATCTGTAGGTAAAAATGGAGATCCAATTTTTATAATTAGAAATGGACAAGGACCATCAAATACAGACTCATGGATACCTACATTAGAAAATATAAATAATGATGATTCATCAATTTATTTAACATCTACTCAAAAATTACCTTTAACTATTTCTAGTGTTAATAAATTTGCTTTCTCTAAATCTACAGCTCCAATTAATCCATCACAATATGTTGGAAAACAAATAATTTTAAACTCAGATAGATTAATCTTTAATTCAAAAGTAGACTCAATAATATTATCCGCTAATAAACAAATTCAATTAACTTGTAGAGAAACTTTAGGGGTAGATGCTAAACAAATAGCATTATCTGCTGATAAAGTATATTTAGGTTCATCTGAAGGTTCAGAAGAAGGTACTGGAGCTGATTTACAACCATTAGTTTTAGGTGAAAACTTAAATGAAATGTTATCTAATATAGCTATATTTTTAGGAACATTATACTCAGCTTTTCAAGGAGCTATTGACTCTAATGGAGCCCCAATAGGATCATTAAATGCTATAGCTAGTGATGCTAAGGCATTAAGTGATGATATTCTAAATCTAGTTAATAAAAAAAGTTTATTATCAAAAACAGTTAAAACTAAATAACTAATGAATAAATTTTCAGGAACATTAACTTATTCTGATAAAACTCCAGCCCCAAATGCGAAAGTTAAACTTACTGTCAAAGGAAATTCTTCAATAAATGAATCCACTACAACAGATAAGGATGGAAATTGGATTATTTCTTTAAAAGAAGATGTTAATCCAAATGATGTAACAATATTATTTTCAAAATCAGGTTATAAATCAAAAGAAGTAACTAACCCAGAACCAACAGAATTTTTTGAAGAGCTTATTGATCCTAAAAAAGGTGGTTCTTTAGAACTTCAAAGTCTTTTTGAATCAGGTAAATGGAAATTTTCATCATTATCAGGAGATGATAAAGCTGTATTAGATCATGAGTTAGACGATTTATTTCAATTCATTAAATTAAATCCACAAAATGTTCAAATAAAAATAAGATCTTCTGAATCTCAAGTGCCTAACGCTGATAGAGAGAACACAGGTAGAGACTTTAGTGAACCTGGATCTTTAGCTAAAGCTAGAGGAGAATCTTTAAAAAAATATATTGAAGATGAAATTAATAAAAAAATAGAAGCTGATACTAATATTCAAAATAAAGATAATTTTAGACCTGAATTTGTTTTAAATGAAGAAGATATTACAAAAGTAGGTAGGTACCCTTGGGAAAGAGATAACCCAGAAGTGCAGGCTGAAAATGAGTTATTAAAACAACAAGAAGGAGTATCTAAATCTTCCGATTTAAAGAAATATAAAAAAGACCAATATGTTGCTGTTGATGTTACACTAATAAGACAACCTAAAGATTGTACTTCCGTTAATTTAGTATTTGATGTTATGTACGTAGGTAAAGGCCATGTATGTAACTCAGCCACATATCAATTCACAGCTAATGGGGAAATATTACTTAGAGATGATGGAGCCAATTTTGCTAGTTTAAATAATGCTGTATCTGATTCTACAAAATTAGGTATAGATAAAAATGTAAAAAATTATGAAAATATTACTATAAATTATAATAAAGCTTTAAAAGGAGCAGAAAGAGAAAATTTAGGTAGATTTAAAATTCTAGACGAAGGAGATCCTTTCCCTATTAATGATGAAACCCCACCCTCAGTAGGAAAAATAGGAGGCCATAGATTTAATAGATTTATAATTCCATCAGATTTATTAAAAAAACTAACAGCTGGAAAAGAAGAAAAAATTATTAAATTTAAAATAGGATGTATTAATCCATCTAATTATAATGGTCCATATTGGGGTTACGATTGTCATCAAGGTATTGGTTCATTTGTAGTATATAGAATAGATATTAAAGATAATGTTATGACAGTAATTAAAACATCTAAAATTTTAAATGGAAAAACTCCTGGATCTAGAGGTCAATTTATAGATCTTTTTGAATATAATTTATGTGATGATAATATATCAAATCTAAATACTCAAATATTCTCAACTGAGGCAATAAATTCTGTTGTTGGAGATGGTCAATAATTAGCGAACACGCTCATATGATTCTTTATCATATGGAAAACGTTCAAATTGATCTCTTTTAAATACAATTCTATGAATATATCTAGTTTTGATATTTTGAACATCAATGCTCATATAATGACCATTATCATACCACATCAATGAATCAGAAACTTTTTTATAATCTTTACCTTTAAATAATGATGAATCAACACCTTTAAATTCTACTTGAATTGTATCTTCATAATTGATCCAATTGATAATATCTTGTGAACATGTTTCCTTTTTCTCTACTTTTTTAAAAACCCCACATGATTGAATTGTCAAAGCAACCAAACTAAACATGACTAATTTTTTCATAACCTTTATTATTATTTTAATTATATCTAAATATAACATCACTCTTTCCCAAAGCCAAACAGAATCCCATGAACCTTACATATTTATTAACAAATAATTAAAAATGGCTGATAATACTATTGATCCAAATGCTATAAATAATGCTGCTTTTGAGTTACCTAATATTACTCTAGAGCAAGCCCCTGATCAAACCGCTTTAGCCACTAGTAAGGTTAACTCTGATATAGCAAAAGGAAATAAAGATGTTATAAAAGCTAATTTAAATTCATCCCTACCACCTAAAGTTAGATTAACAAATTTAATTAATCAGAATAGAGTAAGCATTCAACAAAAGTTAATCCCATTTGTTTTAGCATTATTATCATCTTTTGGTGGAGAAGCTATCCAAGCAGTTGTATTGAATAAACTACCAGTAGACCAAATGTTAGATTTAGTTGATTGTCCTTCTCAAGATAAAATAAATAAATTAATTTTACAAAGAAGTAAATTAGTAAAACAAATTAATAATATTTATAGTGTTGTTAAAGTAACTACCTTAACAGTAGCTAGTATTAATGTTTTACTTCCTATATTACAAACAGCTGTGACTACAGCTAAAGCAATACCTTACCCAGCTATAGGAATACCACCTTTAGGATTACCTCCAACAACAGTTGGTTTACAAAATACCTTAAGTGATGCTTTAAGAGAAATACAAGAACAAATTAAAACTACTGATAAAATATTAAATGTTGTGACTATAGCTTTAGCTTCATTTGGTGTATTGTTAGGAATAATTTTAGGATTATTAGAAGCTTTAGATAAATTATTACAACATTGTGCTCAAACAACAAATATGAATCTTGAAGCTATAAATGATGATATTAATGCTTTATCAAACCCAACAATTCGAACAACACAGAACATTCAAAATAATAATAACACATACAAAGGATTTAAACTTGAAGTAGTAGTAAATGAAAAAAACACAAGTAAAGCTATCCAACGGTACGCTCAAGCTGTGACACCACAAGGAATACCTGTTTTGAAAACAGAACCCTCATTTGCCTCAGACCCTCAAGTATTAATAGATAATTTAAAATTCATAATAGATTCAAATCCTAATTTAACAGCTGAATAATCAAATATTTATAATTATATGAAAATCGACGGACTAAAAAAATTAATTAAAGAAGCAGTACGTGAAGCAATTCAAGAAGAATTAAAAGACATCTTGCTTGAGGCAGTTAAATCACCTAAAACAGTAGTACAGGAAACATATACTGGAACACCAGCATACAATCCACAACCAGTTATGGCTACTTCTACTGTACCTCATGATCTTAAACGTAATTTAAGAAATATGATTGGAGGTGAATTTGACGCAGTTATATCTGCTAATTCATCACATGCTCAACCTACTTATACACCTCCACCTGTCAATACAGCTGGTGAAGGATCAAGCCTACCAGGTGGTGAAGTAAGTTTAGATCAAATTATGGGGATAATGAATAGATAATGGCATATAGAGTATCACAATATCAAGAAAATTTTACTACAAGTTCAACAGTTTATACAACAGTTGTTGGTGTACAAGTTCCTTTTCAAGGTTTAGCTCCATCAAGTTCATTATATGGATCAGATGCTGTTTTTAATGCTAATTTCACAACCCGAGATCAAATTAAATCTAATATTATTAATTTTTTATTAACTAATCAAGGAGAAAGATATTTTAATACTCAATTTGGATCAAATTTAAGAAGATATATATTTTCAAATATAACTAATGAATCTTATACTTTTAATAACAATTTAGGTTCATTTACCAATCTCAGTATAACTGATTTGCAAATCAATATAAAAAATGATTTAACAGCAGTGTTCCCGATGATTAAAGTAAATTCAGTAAACATTATCCCATCATATGATAACAATCAGGTTTCAATAAATATAAATTATTCATTTATGAATGATCAAAGTAATAATGAGATTAATATAGAAATATAATTATGGACCAATCAAGAGATATAAAATATCTAAATAAGAATTTTACAGATTTTAAAACATCGTTATTAGAATTTGCTAAAACATACTTTCCAACTACTAACACTGACTTTTCTCCATCATCCCCAGGATCAATGTTTTTAGAAATGTCCGCATATGTTGGGGATGTATTATCTTTTTATTTGGACAATCAAATTCAAGAAAATTTTCTTCAATTTGCTAGACAACAAGATAATGTTTACGCTTTAGCTTATATGATGGGTTATAAACCTAAAGCTACAGGAGTAGCTACAACTGATGTAACTTTATATCAATTGGTCCCTGCGGTTGGAACATCTCCAGATTATAGTTATGCTTTGTATGTTTCTGAAAATTTAGAAGTAGCTTCAACAGGAACAAACCCAACAAATTTTCTTATCCAAGATCCAACCGACTTTTCATTTTCTAGTTCCTCAGATCCAACTACAGTATCCATATATCAGACTAATGGAGCTAATATTGATTACTTTTTATTATCTAAAACAAGAAAAGCAATTTCTGCTACAATCAATACCACTACATTTAGTTTTGGTACAGTTCAAAGATATCCAACAGTAGAAATAAATGCTGATAATATTATAGGTATTTTAGATATAGTTGATAGTGATGGAAATACTTGGTATGAAGTACCTTATTTAGCTCAAGAAACTATTTATGATACTATTAAAAATACTAATGTAAATAATCCAAATTTTTCATCAGATGGTAGTAATACCCCATATTTACTTCAACTTAAAAAAGTACCTAGAAGATTTGTATCTAGATTTATAGATAATACTACTTTACAACTTCAATTTGGAGCAGGTACTAATACTCAAAATGTTGATGAAGAAATTATACCTAACCCTGACAATGTTGGTCTAGGGTTACCATATAAAAAATCAAAATTAAACACAGCATTTGCTCCAGCAAATTTCTTATACACTGATACTTATGGTATAGCTCCATCTAATACTACATTGACTGTTAGATATTTAACAGGAGGAGGCTTACAAGCTAACATACCTTCAAACACATTAACTAGCCCTAATAAATCAGAAAAAGTTAAATTTACCAATACTGGATTAAATTCAGCTGTAGCCCAATATGTATTTGACTCTTTTACTACAAATAATTTAAATGCAGCTAGTGGAGGGGGAGGAGGAGATACTATAGAACAAATTAGATTAAATGCTCTATCAACATTCACAACACAACAAAGAGCTATTACTCAAGATGATTACTTAATTAGAACATTAAGTTTACCATCAGAGTATGGTACTATTGCTAAAGCTTATATAGAACCTGAAAAAGTATCTAATTTATTACCTGGAGAAACTCCTTCAGTTTTAAATTTATATGTTTTATCTTTTGACACTGATAAAAAATTAATAAATTCTTCAACAGCTTTAAAGCAAAATATATCAACATATCTATCACAAAATAGATCTATTAATGATTCTATTAAAATTAAAGATGCTTTTTATATAAACATAGGTATAGATTTTGAAATTATAGTTTTACCTCAATATAATAATAATTTGGTTGTGACAGATTGTATAACAGCTTTACAAGATTATTTTAATATTGATAAATGGCTAATAAATGAACCCATTGTAATTAAAGATTTATATATTCTTTTAGATAAAGTGACTGGAGTTCAAACTGTAAAAAATATTTCTATAACTAACAAGTATGGAGCTATTTTAGGTTACTCCCCATATTCATATGATTTAGCAGGAGCAACTCAAAACAATATTATTTATCCAAGTCTAGATCCTATGATTTTTGAGGTTAGATATCCTAACACTGATATTAAAGGTAGAGTTGTATCTTTTTAATAATTTATATTTATTAATATATGGCTATATACAAATTATTCCCTACCAAAGACGCTACTATATACTCTAGATACCCTAACAAAAATACAGGGTTAGATGAGATATTAGATGTGAGTATTGAAGATGCTCAAGATAGTGGTAACACTCAAGCTAATAGATTTTTAGTACAATTTTCTACTACTGAAATAAATAATGTTTTAACTAATAAAGTAGGTAATTTATCATGGAGTGCTTCATTTAATGCTTATTTAGCTTATGGAGATGGATTAAATATTGATGCAACTTTAGAATTTTATCCTATCTCTCAATCTTGGGAAATGGGAACAGGTAAATATGCTTACTCTCCTGAGTATACAAATGGAGTGAGTTGGATCTATAGAGGAGCATCAAATGCCACAGCGTGGGTTACATCTTCATTCAATCCATTAGTGACTGCTTCTTATAGCGCATCTAGTGGTGGAGGCACTTGGTATACTGGCTCGTCTAACCCAGCTATAGTACCTACGGTGACCGCGTCCCAAACATTCAGTTACTTTGATGATTTCGATATTAATGTCAATGTTACTAATATAGTTAAAGCATGGACTAGTAGTTTAATTGAAAATAATGGCATTATAGTAAAACAAGCTACTGAATTTATAGACAGTAGAGAATATAATAATACTTTAAGATATTTTTCAAGAGATACTCATACTATATATCCTCCAAGTTTAGATATTAAATGGAGAGATTATACCTGGAACACAGGGTCATCAAAACAAACCATTTTAAATGTATTACCTGTATTTGTAGATGTGAATGAAAACCCAGGAATATTTTATCCTGAAAGTGTAAATAGATTTAGAGTAAACGCTAGACCTGAATACCCAGATAGAGTTTATCAAACTGCTTCATTATATACAACAAATTATTATTTACCTACTTCTTCATATTATGCTATAAAAGACTTGGATACTAATGAATATGTTATTAACTTTGATGAACAATTTACTCAATTAAGTGCTGATAGTAATAGTAGTTATTTTGATCTTTATATGAATGGTCTACAACCAGAAAGGTATTATACAATTTTGATTAAAACTACTATTGATGGTAGTACTTTAATATTTGACAATAATTATAGTTTTAAAGTAATAAATGGCTAATTATCAATTAAATAAAACAGTTTATCCAAAAAGCATTTACGAAAATGTTATTGATACTTCTTTTACACAACAACAACCTGTTTTGCCATTAGAAGAAACAATTAATGTTGGACAGTTTTTTGAACTATATGATAAATTATTTTATGATATTCCTACTGAAGGAGAGATTAACTCTCATACTTATCTAATTCAAAAAAGTGGTGAGTATGTTAATATAGGTAGTAATAATGATGAAATTCAAGTTTTATTAGATGAAATAACTTCTTTACAACAAGATAATTTAAGATTAAATCAACAGATACTTAATATGCAAATATCAAGTTCTAATTTGAATACATAATATGGCTATAAGTATATCTCCAATTGTAACTCCAACTCCCTATTCTCCTAAAGATGAAGCTCTATTGAATAAATCTTCAATAGAAACATCATTTGACCCTAGTATTAATTATATAGAGTATGTTATTACTGACATATTCAATTCATTTACATTAGTTGATTATCAATATAACCGTTATTCTTTTCCAACAAATGGAACTGTCACCTCAAATGATATATCTTCAATAGATATAGACCCAACTAGTGATTTTCAATCTCAAAATTTAAATGTAGGTGACTATATAGTCTATTATAATTTTTATCAAAATGAATTATTAACTGATTCTAATAATAAAAATCTTTTTATAAAAGATATATCCTCTGATAGAACTGAATTAGTAGTTAAATATAATAGTCCATATGTTGACCCATCTTTAGTAGTTAATAATTTTAATAGTACTAGAGCTAATAATTTTTACTTTCAAGATTTTTATTTAAATTTTGGAGATAATAATTTAGTTGTAGCTAATAATATAACTGTTAATTCTGAGGCTAAAGAAATATTAATTAATTTATATGATGCTTTACCATCTAATATAGATGTTAATGATAATTTTTGGGTTGTTACTAAAATAGCGGACTCATTAGGATTTAATATTTCTATTATTCCAGAGCCATATACTCCATCAATCACATCAGTAGATATTAAAGGTCCCAATTTTAATTTACCTATTAAAGATCAAACTAATAATTCAACTGGTTATTTAGATTATACTACTGCTTTACAAATACAATCTGTATCTTCCTCCAATCAGTTAAAAAGTTTATTAGCTGAAAAAGGTATTGATATTAATATAGATTATACTGACTTTAATAATTTTATCCACTTCTCATCAGCATACCAAAGATTAACTAATTTTTATTATAAAGTAAGTCAAATTGAGTCTTTAAATAATCAAATAAATTCTTTAGTTTCTGTAGGAAATTCAACAACTACTTCTGATATTTTAAAAGCCCAAGTCACAAATATTATTGAGAATTTTGATGACTATGATTATTATCTCTATTATGGCTCTGGATCATGGGCTTGGCCTAAATCTACTTCCACATTACCTTATACTTTATATTCTACAGGTAGTTCCCAAGTAATAAATTGGTTAGGAAGTGCTGATAATTTAACAGGTATATTAGGAAGTGCTTCTATATATGATGAAAATAATCAGAATAGTTTATATTATTCTATTCCTGAATACATTCGTGATGATGAAAGAAATGAACCATACTATCTCTTTATAGAGATGGTAGGCCAATATTATGATAACATTTGGACTTACTATAAAGATGTTACTAATTTGTATGTCGCTGATAATAGATTAGATTACGGTATATCTAAAGATTTAGTGGCAGAAGCATTAAAATCATTTGGTTTAAAAATATATCAAAACAATTACACAACTAATGATCTATACTCAGCGTTTCTAGGTTATACTACTAATAATTCTGAAGTAACTAGATCATTACCAGTCACTTCTAATTCTGGACAAGAATATATAAATAATTATATTACAGCATCTTATAAAGCTTCCACCACACCTTTAGATGATTATAATAAAGAGATTTATAAACGTTTATATCATAATTTACCTTATTTATCTAAAACTAAAGGTACTATACCTGGTTTAAGAGCATTAATAAATTGTTTTGGTATTCCTGATACTATTTTAAGAATTAGTGAGTTTGGAGGCAGAGACAAAGATACTTCTACTTATGATTATTTTGATCAAAAGTTTAATTATGCTGCGTACATGGACGGGGTCCGAGCTAAGATATCTTCTAGTTTTATAATAGATAGTGATTTTGGTAGTTATGGTAATCCTGTTCCTCAAACTATTCAATTTAGATTTAAACCTGATTTAGGAGAATCTTTCAATTTCAATGCTTCCCAATCATTATTTTATTCTTCAATCCCATCAAATCCATCAGCATCTGCTGTAGTATTAAGATATGAAGGAACAAGATTAACTAGTGGATCATATAGTGGATCTAGTCTATCACCTGACTATCAATATGGAAAACTTTTCTTTTACCCAAATTGTACTAATATAAATGATTATAAGATAGAATTAGAACTTCCATTTTTTAATGGAGAGTGGTGGTCAGTAATGGTTACAGTAGATGATAATGTAGACAATGATTACTCTTATACTGTATATGCTGGTAGTAAAGGATATTATGATGGATATGATGGAAATCAAATTTTATATTATTCTTCATCTTCATTAGATTTACCTTCTGGCGCTTCAAGTTGGAAAAGTTTACAAAAGATAGAAATAGGAAAAGGATTCACATCTGGATCAATCACATTTGAAGATTACATAGGATATGTTCAAGAATTAAGATATTGGGGTAAACCACTTGGAGAAGAGGCGTTTAAAGATTTTGTAATGAATCCTAGTTCTATTGATTATGGTGGGGGTGAAAATAATTATTCTGATTATCTAGCCTTTAGAGTACCATTAGGAAACGAATTATATACTGGATCTAAATCTATTCATCCTAAAATAACAGGGTCATGGAGTATAACTCAATCTTTCAATAATGGAACAAGTAATTTATATACTAAAGATGTTCAACATGGTTTTACTAATATAGAATCATTCTTCTATGATCAACCTATAACAGGTATTAAAAATAGAGTAACAGATAAAATACAAATTGTATCTTCAAGTTATCCTACAGGCAGTGTATTATCACAATATCGTTCTATTGAACAAACATATCCAACTTTAGGTAGTGAGACTCCTGATATTAATTTATTAGAAGTAGCATTTTCTCCTCAAAATGAAATCAATAATGATATTATTAGTTCTTTAGGATATTTTAACATTGGAGAATATATTGGTGATCCAAGACAAGTATCTTCATCCTCTACTACTTACCCAGATTTAGTTAATTTAAGTAACAATTTTTTCCAAAAATATTTTGCCTCATATGATTTATTTGATTATATAAGATTAATTAAATATTTTGATAACTCATTATTTAAAATGCTTCAAGATTTTGTTCCTGCAAGAACAAGTCTAGCATCTGGGGTAGTTATTAAACAACATTTATTAGAAAGAAATAAATATCCTCAACCTCAACTTGAATGGGAAGATATTACATATAGTGGATCTATAACTACCGCTTTTATAGATGGTGGAACAGGCGGAACATTTAACTCATATAATTTCACAGGATCAGTTATTCCTCCTACATTTATTAATAATACTCAATCATGGTTAGAACCAAATAAGACACCATATGGGTTAGCTTATATTAGTCATTCAACTCAAGATGAATTTTATAATGGTGAATTACCTGGAACTGAATTAATAGTTGAAGATGGAGAATTGAATGAAGCTAATACATATAAGCATCCATCAACTAAATTAATTTATTATAACCCAACTTTATATGTAAGTAATGCAACTAATGAAGCTTCTTTCACTGATTTTAACACATCTCCAAATCCTGGGGAGGTATATTTATGGTGGGATAGTGGTAGTTTAACTAATCCTGGAAATACACTTTATGTTAAACCAACCCCAATTCAAGTAGCTTCTTTAGGTCGAGCCGGTGCTGACTTTTTAGTCAATAAAACAAATGGAGTTAAATATATTAAAATCCATAGT